TGAAGAAGTCTCCTGCTGGCATGATGAAGGGCGGCAAGGTCATGAAGTATGAAGACGGCGGCGCTGTAAAAAGTAAAAAGGTTAAGAAACCAAAAATGGGCTGTGTCATGAAGGGACGCGGCGGCAAGTATAAAGGACAAAGCTAATGCCAAATATGTCAAAAAAGTATAAAGGATTTTCAAAGTTACCTGAAGCGGTTCAGCAAAAGATGGACCCTGAAGCGGCTATGAGGTATATGGAAGGCGGCGCTGTTAAAAAGTATATGGGCGGCGGTGCTGTTAAAAAATATGGTCATGGTGGCAACGTTGAGAAAGACGGCGTTATGTATGAGCATGACCCAGAGCCTCAAAAGGCTTCCACAAAAGGTGGTACTGGTGGCGGTCATTCCCGCGGTGGCGGTGCTGCTATTAGCGGAACCAGATTTTCTGGAGTAAAATAATGGCTAAAATCATCATTAACATTGATATGGAAGAACTGAAGTCTGGCGTTAATCAACTCGTTGATGATGATATGTACGAAGATGATATGATGGAGGAGGAGATTTCTTGCCCTCTATCAACTCAAGATTCGTCTATTAACGATGAAAATCGTGAGTCTGCGATTAAAGACCAAGATTACGGCGCGGCTGAAGGTGACAAGAACGTATGTGGTACATGCGCTTATTATGACATTCGCGCTTCTGTTTTGGATTGCATTGATAACGGAATAGGAATGAAAGAAGACGTTCCTGTGGGTTACTGCACCGAATTAGACTTCACATGTATGGCGGAAAATGTCTGCAACTTGTGGAAAAAGGGTGGCCCTATCACAGATTTTGACAATATTAACACTCTTGAGCCGATTGAGGGTAACGAGAGGGACATTTTCTAATGGCTATTGAGCAAGGTTTAGGTGCTGGCGGCACTCCCGAAGAACCAGTGGTTGAAGATACAACTCGTATGCAGGAAATACCTGAGCTTCCAGCAACTCCGGGGATTACTGAATTTGATGATGGTAGTGCCGTTGTTGGTGAATATGAAGAAGAGGGTGAGCCTGTAGCTGACGTTCCTTTTGATGGAAACCTTGCAGACGTTATTGAGGAAGATGAGCTTATGGCTATATCTTCTGATATTGTTAACGCGATTGAAGATGACTTTGCGGCACGCCAAGACTGGGAAGATACATACAAAAAGGGACTAGAGTTTCTTGGTATGAAGACTGAAGAGCGCAGTGAGCCTTTCGAGGGTTCTTCTGGCGTTATTCATCCTTTGCTTGCTGAAAGTGTTACGCAGTTTCAAGCGCAGGCTTATCGTGAGTTATTGCCTGCAACTGGACCTGTTCGTACCGCCGTTGTTGGCGCACAGAATGAAATGCTTGTTAAGCAGTCTGAGCGTGTCAAAGACTACATGAATTATATGATTACATATGAAATGGAAGAGTACGATCCTGAGTTGGATCAGATGCTGTTTTATTTACCTGTGATTGGATCGACATTTAAAAAAGTTTACTTTGACCCGCTTAAAGGGCGTGCGGTCAGTAAGTTTATTCATGCTGAAGATGTGATTGTGCCTTATGGTGCAACTGATTTGATGTCTTCTCCGCGGATTACGCATCGTTTGAATATGGATTCGAATGATGTTCGAAAGCTACAGCTTGTAGGATTTTACAAAGACATCGAACTTCCAAGTTCTTCCAACTATGACGAAGCGTCTATGGGTGAGGTTGAGGAGTCTATTGATGACATTCAAGGCGTACATCCATCTGGACCGTCTGAGGATATAACTCTTTATGAGGTTCATACGTCCTTAGACATTGAAGGTTTCGAGGACATGGGTGAGGACGGCGAGCCTACTGGTCTGCGCCTTCCTTATATCGTCACAATCATTGCCGATTCTGGTGATGTACTATCCGTTCGTAGGAGCTACGAGGAAACCGATCCGATGAAGCGTGCGAAGCAATACTTCGTGCATTACAAGTTTCTTCCGGGTCTTGGTTTTTATGGCCTTGGCTTAACACATATGATTGGTGGTTTAGCCCAAGCATCTACGTCTATTTTGCGTCAATTGATTGATGCAGGAACGCTCTCCAACTTACCAGCAGGCTTTAAAGCCCGTGGTGCTCGTATTCGTGACGAAGATTCTCCCCTTCAACCGGGCGAGTTCCGCGATATTGATGTAGTTGGGGGCACCCTGCAAGGCTCATTGATGCCCCTCCCCTTCAAGGAGCCTTCAGGGACGCTTTATAACCTTCTAGGGACGCTTGTTGATGCTGGACGTAGGTTCGCATCTATGGCTGACATGAAGGTCGGTGAGATGAGCGGTGACACGCCAGTGGGAACCACGATGGCGATCATGGAGCGTGGCACAAAGGTTATGTCTGCGATCCATAAGCGTTTGCATTATTCTCAAAAGATTGAGTTTAAGTTGCTTTCTAAGATTTTCGCTGAAACTGTTCAGGCGTACCCATATCCTGCTGATATGCAGATGGGTCCAGAAATATTCGTACAGGACTTTGATGCTCGCATTGATGTTCTTCCTGTGTCTGATCCAAACATTTTCTCTATGTCCCAGCGTATTGCGTTGGCGCAGACAGAGTTGCAAATGGTTCAGTCAAACCCGCAGATACACGGCGGTCCACAGGGCTTATATCAAGCGTACCGAAAAATGTACGAGGCTCTTGGTGTGACTAACATTGATGGCATCTTGCCACCACCTCCTCCACCCCCTCCTCCTGTGAACCCATCGAAGGAAAACCAAAACGCTCTTATGGGCGCTCCTTTGCAGGCATTCCCACAGCAAGACCACGAGGCTCATATAGAGGCTCACATGGCGGTTATGTCTACTCCAGCTATGCAACTTAACCCTAATGCTATTATGGCGCTACAAGGCCACATACAGGAGCACATAGGGCTACTTGCAGAGGCACAGGCACAACAAGAGGTCATGAGCCAGATTCCACCAGAACAAATGCAGATGATGCAACAGCAAGCGATGATGCAGCCACCACCACCTCCGGGTCAACCTCCTATGGACCCACAGCAACAAATGATGCAGCAAATACAGCCTCAAGTTGATGCAATGGCGGCTCAGATTATTGCTGATCTAACCGAAGAACTTGTTCAGGCCATGACGCCAGAAGAGCAAGGCGATCCTTTGGTAGATATAAGAAACCAAGAGCTTCAACTGAAGGCCGCAGATTTACAGCGTAAGCAAGAAGAGTTTGACGCAAAACAGGCATTCAATGAAGAGAAGGAGCGCAGTGACGTACTCATAGCACAACAGCGTATTGATGTGTCCGAAGCCGCTCTGGAAGACAAAACCAGAATTGCTGAAGAGAGGTTACAAACACAACGTGACATTGCCTCTCTAAACGCAATGAGCAAAGGATAGTATCATGACATCAACTGTTAGAGCAAAAATGGCGCAACAGGAAAAAGAAAAGAAGGTAGCCCAAAGGCTATCTGAAAATCCTGTAGAAATGGTAAGGGCGCGTAATGAAGATGGACACTTCGTCAAAGATGACCCAAGCACGCCAGAAAACGAAGCGTGGGTTGAAAAGCCAAAAGCCAAGAAAAAACCAGTCGCAAAGAAAAAAGCCGCCGCAAAAAAGTCTAAGTAGGTTTAGCAAAGCGGCAAGACCCCAGAAGTTCCAAGGAATTTTCTGATTTTCTGGTATTTGTACTTGTGTTTCCCGTACATTAGCATACTATATGTTGTATGGACGCACTTAATCTTGCAGAATATTTATACAAAAGCATACGCGAGCGCGATGTGCGTCTTAAAGATAAGCTCGCGGATGGTTCGATACAGACCTTTGAGGAGTATCGGTACATCGTAGGTGAAATACGCGGCATGGCCTACGTTGAGGATGAACTTAAAGCCGCGATGAAAGGCATAGAGTACGCAGATGACTAGCAAGTTATTTGTGCCTGATCACGTTGCGAAGGCAGCGCAAAAGGCCATAAAAGAAAACCCAGCAATGCCAAAGCCTATTGAAAATGCTTTTGGCAAAAGCTCAGAAAACAAAAACGAAGATGATCCGTCACAGATGGCGTCTTCATCACTTGAGAGATTGCCACAGCCAACAGGCTATCGCGTTCTTATCATACCCTACTATCCTAGTGAGAAAACAAAGGGCGGAATTATTGTTCCAGACGCTGTTCGAGAGCGTGAATCCTTTGCTACCGTAGCGGCTTATGTCGTTAAGTTAGGTCCCGATGCTTATGCAGACACCCAGAAGTTCCCAAATGGTCCTTGGTGTAATGAGAAAGATTGGGTTCTTATAGGACGATATGCTGGAAATCGCTTTAAAGTGGAAGGTCTTGAGGTTCGTGTGATAAATGACGATAATATTATCACGACTATCCTTGACCCCAAAGACATTTCTTATGTATAAAGATCACAGAAGGAAGAAATCTTATGCAAGCTGAAGACCAAGAAGATTTTGAAAATGCTACTTCCGTTGAGGTAGATGATGACGATAGTTACGTTGCTTCAGCAAGTGACGATGATGATTTCGATGATGACTCAACCCGAACAAATGTTCGAGATGACGATAATGATGACTCTGAGCTAGGTCGTTATAGCAAAAAGGTAGATAAGCGTATTAAGAAGCTTACTGCCGCTAGACGCCACGCTGAAGAAGAAGCCGCGGCGGCGGTTCAATATATTCAGCAAGT